GACGAAATGGCTACCGCTATCCTGCAGTTTGCCCACAAGATGGCCCCGGAAGTCATGCGGATTCCCCGTCAGGTCCACCAGTGGCAGGTGTATCGGGATCCGAACCTCGGCAAAATGTCCAAAACCAAGACCTCTAAGGTCGCTGCGAGGGTCTAACAGGCATGTATCGTCCAGCAGACGTTGACAACATCAAGGACTTCGGGCAGTACTACCGACAGTCGTGGATTGGCTATTACGACAAGGAGCATCCGGGGGTAGTGGTACCCTTCTACGTCCATCGCAGTGCTGGCGAGGATCCCAAGAACGTATTTGGGCAGAAGCTCACCAAGACAGCAGGGACCATTGGGCTTCCGGGGGATTACAAGTCCACTGAAGTCCACATCCTCTTCGGGGACATCCTGAAGAACTGTCAGTTCGGTATGCCTCAGTTTGGTTCTGTGATTGCGGGCCACACTGCGTCGTACAACTACCGGGACTCCCCCCGAGAGGGATACCGAGGGTATCGGGCTGAACGTCTCCAGCACCACAAGTTTGGTTTGTGGTTCTACTCAGCCAACGACATCAGGCAGGGGGACTACGACAACTGGGATGAGGTCTGGTACACCTTCAATCCCTACTACTACGATGCGGGCGCTGCCTTCAGCCTCGTAGAGAGTGGTGAACGTCTCGCCTGCCCCATCAGCCGCTACCTCACGGTACACGCGGATGGTCAGACCGTCACTCCCGCTCTGTCCTACAAGACAGAAATGATTGGAGCCTTCACAACCGATGGGACGAGTATCGTTCTGTCCAAGGAGTTCAAAGACTACCTCCCGGTCGTTCGTGAAATCACCAAACTTCAGGTGACCCATGAATAAGCTTTACACTGTAAAGGTTTTTGCCTATGAGTGAGCTAGGGCGACTGTTAGGCATCAGTGCTGATGCCCGGACGTTCAAGAGCGATCCCCGTCTCGTAATGCCGGACTGCCGGCTAGGAGTTGAGTGTGAATTTGAAGGAGTCCGCAAGGCTCTCCCACCGGAACCCGAATCTCGGTATTGGACTCCGCACACCGAGAATTCCCTGCGCAACAACGGTCAAGAGTGGGTGTTCTCAGAGCCCCTATTTGGTGCGGATGCACACAGGGCGGTCGAGTGGATTCTCAAGAACGCAAAGCTTCAAGGTTATCAGACATCCATACGGACTGGGCTACATGTTCATGTGGACGCGAGAGACCTAACCTCGGAGCAGTTCAGAAACCTGTGCATCCTCTATGCCTACACGGAGCCAGTTTTGTTTTCGTGGGTAGGGGACAACCGGGAAGAGTCGGTCTACTGTGTGCCGTGGTACTACGCTGATAGGGCCCTGATGCGTGCGGGGGGCCTTCTCATTGCGATGGACAACGACTCCAAGAAGGACGACATCGCTCTCGGCAATATCCGTCCGTACAACCGCCAGACCCGTGCCATACGGGATGTAGCCCCGGAGGAAGCTCATCCCTCGGACACGTCCCGCCACTCAGCGGAATATGAGCGGTATTCGGCCTTCAACCTGAACGCCCTTCACAAGTTCGGGTCTGTCGAGTTCCGTCACATGCAGATGACCCTCGACCTCCAGCGGACGATGGACTGGATCAACATGCTGCTCTCCCTCAAGAAGGCAGCTATGGAACCGGGAGATATGAGTGCACGTATCCTCAAGGAAACCCCTATCGACCTCTTCAACCGGGTATTCGGTACGCGGCTCTTTGCGCTCCTTCTGGATGCGTGTAAAGGGAAGTTCAGGGAGAAAGTCGGAATCGGGCACCAGTCTCAGACTGATCTGGTACGTCTTACGAAGCCCTCCTCGTGGTCCTCACAGGTTCCCAAGGGGCTGGTAGGCAAGTCTCGGGGGGCTACGAAGTTCGCTGCCAAGCACAAGGGGAAGGACTCTCCATACGTGGATCTGGCTCTAGAGGACGCCACCCCGGAGGTTAGGCACTTCACTCCTGCTCAGGAGACAGCTTACCAGCAGGCGCTAGGCGCCATACGGGGGGCTAACAGGACGTTTGTGGTGCCTCAGGAGAGAGCTATTCCGGGCATCGCTCGGTATGTTGATGAGTACACCACCATCGGAACCAACCTCACCCCCGGAGGACGTTAATACGTGTGCGGATTGTTTGGCCTAGCCTCAACTGAAGGCAAGAGATTCTTTACCAAGCGTAAGGAAATGCTCGTGGAGGGTTTGTGGAATACAGCCCTCCGCGGTTTACAGAGCACTGGTATTGCGGCTGTCCGCAAAGGAGAAGAGACTCACCCTCCGTTTGTGTTCAAGCGGGCTCTTTTGGCGTCTGACTTCATTCAGATGCCTGCTTTCCAGCGTGTAGCGGAGGATGTGGACGAATACTCCATCGTCATCGGCCACACTCGGGCAGCAACAAATGGCTCCGTGATTGACCGGAATGCTCACCCGTTCTCGTTCAAGCACATCACCCTCGCCCACAACGGGCACATCCAGAACCATCACATGCTGCTCCCGCATGGTATGTCGTGCCCCATCACGGTGGATTCGGCTGTCCTCACGATGGCTATGTCGGAACTAGGGGAGAAGGAGACCCTAGAGAAGATCACCGGAGCCTATGCCCTGACTTGGCACAACTCCAAGGATGGTACGCTGAACTTTGCCCGGAATGACGGGCGACCTCTGAAGTTCTGCTACGTACAGGGGGAGAACACGATGTACTGGGGCTCGGAACGCCTCATGCTTGTGTCGCTGCTCGACCGCAACGACATCGCTGTGGACGGGAAGTTCAAGAACGTGGTGCCCGGTAAGTGGCTCAAGTTCAAGGTGGACGACCTTCGGAAGTTTGAAGTCCTGCCTTTCGGCAAGCGGTCAGAGACTACCGGAGTAGCTGGCCGCACAACTTCGACGACGAAACCGGAGCAGAGTTCAACCGTCACGGAGTTCCCCATCACCAGCGAGGCGGATACCACGGCACTTGGTAAGGACAATGCAGAGAAGCTGCGGCGGGCTGACGTAGTGATCCGTAACGTCCTCAAAGACCTTCCCCGAAAGGGAGAGGAGGAAGCCCGAAAAGGGCTCCTGTTTCGGCAGTCATCCGGACGTCCAACGACTAAAAAGAGGGTCAAGACGGCTACTAACATCCTCAAGGGGATGGGACTAGACTATGACCGTCTTGTGATGTTTGATGCTATCACCTTCGCCAAGTACAAGAATCAGGAGGTTCTTGGTACTGTCAGGGGATCCGTCAAGCACTGCACTCTGCCCGCTGAACTGGGCAATGTTCCGATGGCTGAGTACAACAAGATGCTCGCAGTGGACGAGGTCTTATGCCATGTCATCGGGGGGAAGTTCGTAGATGGACGCAAGAACCGTGTCCTAGTCCTCGAACGCCACCCGCTCTGGGAGGAGTTTGCAGAGGCCATGCGGTCTAGGAGGGCCCGAGCCGTGACCAACATCCGGACCGCAGCTCCAGCCACTTTCCCGATCCGGGAAATCATGGAAAAGATCGAGGCCAATAGGGAGGGTTCCGGCACAAGCCGGAGGTTTTGCGGGCCGAGAGGCAGTTCCGTGGACGAGCAGCGATTTGATATGCTTACTCGTAATGGCTGTGGCGCTTGTAGTGGGGTGGTGGGCAAAGTCAGCACCGATAAGATAATCTGGATCGAGGACACGCCCATCTGCCAAGACTGCTCCACGAACCCCCAAGTTCTGGTGGCGAACGAGATCCCCGTTCCCAAGCATCTTCTCTCCTAAACCTTAACACTGTAAAGGTTTTCATGACTCAACAGCTTCAAAAGCAGCTTCCTCCAAAGAACGAACACCACATGGATGTGTTTGTGTACGGCACCTTGAAGAAGGGGTTTGGTAACCACCACTTCCTAGAGGCAGCCTACTTCATGGGGACGGCTTCGGTCCCCGGCATCCTGCTCTCCCTCGGGGGGTTCCCCGGCCTGATCCTCGAAGAGAATGGGTGGAACGTCAAGGGAGAAGTGTGGCGGATCAACAAGGAATTGGATCTGCCTGCCCTTGACCGTCTGGAAGGGCACCCGTCCCACTACACTCGGAAGGAGATTACCATTCAGGGCTATGGTCTGGTGTCCACCTACGAGTACAACCCGAAGGAGACCGTTGGGTACCACTACGAGTGCCTGCCGTCCGGGGAGTGGAAGGGACGCCCTGACTTCAACACCACTGCCAAGTGGGTTGGAGTGTTCAGCAAGGCTCATTCCAAGGAGTACGTCCCGTCCTATGGGCTGTACCTAGATGAGACCTCGGGGTTCCGTGCTGTGGTGGACCTCCAGACTGGAGAGATTGTGGTGAATGGAGGACTCAAGAAGCCCCACTTCACCTACGATACCTCCAACCGGAAGTGGGTACCGAAGGATACTCCGAAGATCATCACGGGAACCTCGGAGGATTCCCGGAACCACGGAGACCTCCACAAGCCTCCCGTTGTCTTGGACCGTGGGTGGGAAGCTCGCCAGCACATGTCGGCCTCCGGGCTGCCTGTGGCTACGACCTACACTCCACCACCGAAACCCCCGAAGTATGTAGACCCCGCTGATCCGGGAGAGGAGGACGCCGATGGCAGCACGACTTAAGAAACCCCGAGTTGACACCTTCAAACACTATGATCTGGTGATCTATGCAGCCCGAGGATCCAACAGTGCCCGAACCCTCGCCACGAGTCTTGGTTGTCGAAGATGGCGAGACGACCTCCCTGAACGCTACAACCGCCGGAAGGCTTATTTCCGAGGTAAACCGTTCCCTCTTGTCCTTAACTGGGGGTCAACCGTTCGTCCTGACTGGGGGAACATCCACGGAAGCATGGACGCTTGTAGTAAGGCAGGATTCTGGCTCAACCAGCAGGAAGCCGTGGCAACCGCCATCAACAAGCTCTCCTGCTTCACGAAGCTCTCTGAACTAGAGGTCCCGACAGTACGATGGACAACCGACAAAGAGAAAGCTGCGAAGTGGTCGGAGAAGGGCCACACCGTGTTTGCCCGAGAGACTGTTACGGGGGCTGGAGGAGACGGGATCAGGCTGATTCAGCCCGGTACTGCTCTGAACGCTATCCCCACTGTGCCTCTCTACACACGCAACTTCCCGAAGACCCACGAGTTTCGGGTGCATGTGTTTGATGGGGAAGTCATTGATTTCGCTGAGAAAAAGTCGAGGCTAGACAATGGGAATCCTATCGCGGATCGTCTGGTTCGTAACTCTACTAACGGATGGGTTTTTGCTCACGATAACCTGTCTACTTCTAAGGAAACACAGGCAACGCTTGGGGAACTGGCTGTTCGTACTCTGGGCGCTCTGGGGCTCGTTTCTGGTTGTGTGGATGTCCTTGGTATCTTGGACACCGACGCTACTCGAACTCTCAAACGGGCGGTAGTCTGCGAGGTAAACACCGGTCCCGGCTTGGAGAACACCATTACTATTGAGGCTTACAAGCAAGCAATCCTCAAGAAGTACAACTCTTTGGGGAGGAAATAATGACCACCGAACCGCAGCGCGGGAGGGGGAATAAGAAATAGTTTGAACTATTTCGAGTTTCAGTTGTCTAAGATCCTAAAAAAGCTAAGTTTAGATTAAAACCTAAACAAAAAGTTTCTTGGATCTTAGTTTGTTTGGGATTCTATGTAATGGAAACCTTTACATGTCAAGGTTTAAAGCCAAGCAGTATGACGGAGACGACTCCGTCGAGGATCTTCGGGACGAAGATACGGACACACTGATCTACGACCCTCAGCTTGACGGTCGTAGTCACAGACCTTTGAACCTAGACCGCACCGGGGAACGTGGTGCGGATACTGGTCGGGGATTCGTCGAGGACTTTGAAGATGACCTCGACGTCACTCTGGCTCCTATTGAACGAGAGGATCTTTTTGTTGATACTCTCATTGAATTGGAGGACTTAGAAGATGACGGTTTCTGAACTCCTTGACTTTTTGAGCAGTATCCCACCAGATACGACTCTCTGGTCTGAGGATGACCGAGCCTACGGTGAGGTTGGTGCCATTGTGTACATACCTGCCCTGAACTCGGTGTCCTTTATCCCTGAAGATGTTCAGGCCACCTTTGACTTCACCCATGAAAAGGGAGCCCAGATCCTCGGAGACCCCACCTGCATCCTGTGGGCTGATCTTGACGCTGAAGAACGTCAGGCAGAGAACATTGACTCAGCAGCAGAGGAGGGGGCTTGGGCTCCGCAGGGCAGAGCCTTGGGTGAAGAAGATGATGCAACGGCCGAAGAGGATGCGTGCTGAAGGAGAAGCCCTTGCCCAGATTAGAGCAACTGCTGGGACTCTCGTGGCCGGGTCCCGAGCCGCTGGACTACTCTGCCCTGTGTGCGGCGGTGGTAGGACCGGAGAGAGGTCCTTTGGGATTAGCGTGGACGACAAAGGAGTCGTTTTTTACCGATGCTTCAGGACACGATGTGGGGCACGCGGCGTTATTGGAACTCCCGACGGAAAGTGGCTCACTGACGCTCGTCCTCTTGGGAGACACCGGCCTACCGTTCCGTCACTGGCTGTGCCTGACCTACAAGGACTGGGTGGAAGCCTATGGGGCCTTCGACTACAGACCAAGTATGGCATCTCCCCGGTCGAGACGGATTGGGCGGATTGGGGAGTGGTTAATAAGGGGAGTCCTAGCGAAGTACTGTACATTCCAGTCTACAGCCCGCTCAAGGTTCGACGAGGCTATGAAACGAAGCCCATATCTCCCACCAATAACGGAGGAAAATCTCGAAGCATACGTGGACCTGATGCGGTACAGGATGGTGCGTGGGCTGGATACTATGAGAGGTCCGCCAAAGGATCCGACAGGCCTCTCGTTGTTGTGGAGGATAGCGTATCCGCACTTAAAGTCTCGCGTCACACGGATGCTTACTGTCTGATAGGTACCCACATTTCCACGGACAAAGCCTTGGAAATCAACGACTTGTCAGTAGGCAGGAAAGCCCTACTCTGTTTGGATAGGGATGCTACCGACCATGCGGCGGATCTTTGCAAGCGGCTTCGCTGGACTTGTCCGAATCTGGTGCTCACCCCGATTCGGAAAGACCTCAAATATTACTCGGATGCGGAACTTCTGGAGGTTCTGGATGTCTAAGGTAAAAGGTAAGCAGAAACCTAAGATTACCTTTCGTTTTTCTTATGCAGACACGCCTTTCAACTGTGGGATCGACACGCTTGGGGAGTTCTGCGGGGGGCATGTCAACAAAAAGGACTACCCAGAGAAGCTGACAGACGAGCAGTGGCGAGCCCTCCTGTGCGGATGTGTGTTTGCTCACTGCGTACAGTTCAATTGCAAGCACTCCCAGCAGAAGTACAACTTCTCTGCACGAGAGCTTGCAGCCTTCTTCCGTCGCAATGGGGCCAAAGTACGGTCCTCCAAGACCGCTAAGTATCACGCCTATATGGCGGAGCTTCCCACGAAGCTGCTCAACCTGATTCGTGATTCCGAACACCTTGAAGATAAATACCTCGGCACCGCTACGGAGACTGACTATGCGTTCTGGTAACTCAAAGGCCCAGCTTCAGGCTAAGGATGCTCTGGCTCTAGCTGCTTTCCGTATGCAGGCCCGAGCCAATCAGGCGGCCCAGCAGGGTACCATGAACAGGCAGGCAAATGCGTGGTGGCAGGCGGAGCCGTGGACTCAGACGGAGCTTCGAGCTGCTCAGGAACAGGGGGCTGCTATTCGGGCAGCGGCTCAACGGGCTAATGAGGAGCGTCCGGCAGTGGAAATGGTTCACGACACTACTCCTATCGTCGTTCCCCCGGCCCCGCCTCCGCCGCCCCCGACTCTCCCCCTGATGAACTTCAAGCTGAACTATGCGGCAGTTCCCTCGAACTGCGGTATCTCGATGCTCTGTGAGTTCACCTATGGGCACAAGGTCCGGACTGAAATGGATGCTCCGGCTCCCCTCACTCGGGAACAGTGGCTTGCCCAGCTTGCTGGGGTCTGTGTTCATCCGACCTGCATGTTCACGGACGTGGCTCGGCAGAAGGGGTACAACTTCTCCGCTGAAAAGCTCGCTGACTTCTTCGAGAAGGAGAACTGCATTGTCACCCGTGCCCCAACCAAGTATGGGACGACCTACGTGGTGGTTCTGACCAACGACCTCTTCAACGAAATCTACCGCTTCAAGGATGAGGCCAAGTACATTGGTCCGGGGCATCGGATAAAGGCTGCAAACTGGTAAGGGAGGCAGATGGAACAGAAAATCATCAAGGCTCTGGCCTCCTCCCGGAGTATCTGGGAACGGGCTAGGGATCTAATCAACCCATATAAGGAGATGTCTTCTGAGGGAAGCAATATCTATGATCGTATCTCGGAGTATTATAACAATGACCCGGATGCGGCAAGCGTGGATATTGAACTTCTTTGTGCCCAGATTGAACGAAACACTTCTAGTGTTAAACTTGCTGAAGCTATTTGCAAAACACTTCGTAATCTTCCTGAAGATGTTTCCAACCTTAACATTGTAAAGGAATTGCTCGACCTCAAGCGTCACAACCTTGGGCAGGAGCTAAGTGGGATGCTGGCAGCCGGGCGAGCCAAGCCGGAAGAAATCCAGAAACGGATGGAGGAATATCTTGGCCTCGAAGGAACCGCCGACGATACCGAAAGTGAAGTGGAGGAGCTTAACTCTGTCAAGGTTACAGATCTGGTTCAGCACTCTTTCAATGAAGGGAACCTCATCCGTCTATCTCCAAGGGTTCTCAACGATGCTTGCGATGGGGGCGCTAAGCCGGGTCATCATATTCTCGTATTCGCACCAACGGAAATGGGCAAAACGCTTTTCGTTATCAACATGGTCTCGGGGTTCATCGAGCAAAAGTTGCGTGTACTTTACATCGGAAACGAGGATCCAGCAGCAGATATATACATGCGGTATATCACTCGGCTAACCGGGAGAAACAAGCATGACGTACTCAAGGAGCCAGCTAAGGCCCAGACCCTACTGGAGAAGAAGGGATACGAGCTTCTCACTCTTGCTCCTCTCGCTCCGGGGAATTTCCGTCAGATCAATAGGCTCATCGACAAATATGACCCACAAGTTGTCATCCTTGACCAGCTCCGAAACCTCGACGTTTCTTCTGAAGGAAGAACTCAGCAGCTTGAAAAGGCAGCTACAGAGGCTCGAAACCTCGCTAAGCGACGACAAATCCTCGTTGTCTCCGTTACGCAGGCTGGAGATAGCGCGTCTGGTAAACGCATCCTTGACCGAGGCGATGTGGACGGCAGCAATGTCGGCATCCCCGGCCAAGCAGACCTGATGATCGGGATTGGAGCCACCGCAGACGAGGAGCAGAAGAATGAACGGTGGATGTCCTTCCCAAAGAATAAGCTGTCCGGAAACCACGCACCCATCAAGGTGTCCATTGACCCCCACACAAGCAGGGTTATCGAATGAGAGTCCTCCGTAGAAGCATGAAGACGGGGGACGGGGAAGCCTTTGTCCTCTGGGTGGACGATCTGCCTACTGGTACGTTGGTACAGTGTGAGGGGTGCTCTAATGAACACGTTCTCGAAGGTTGGACCGACAAGACCGAGTGGTGCCCCTACTGCAAAAGAGAACTTCTCTACCCAGATGGTGCAGAATGGTGAAAGTTCCCTACAGCCAGACCTACGTAGCAGTCCTAGGGCGAGCCCTCGACTTGTTCATCAGTACCGCACTAAAGAGGGACTACGGGATTACCGTGAGTTCGTGGTGTGGAATGACTCTCCGGAAGGGAGATTCCAGTTCACCATACTGGAAGCTTGGTAAGTTTCTGAATTTCCTACAAAAAGACCACTGCGAGCTGGCTATGGCCTGCGACCGCGAAAGGGCACAGTATGTCATCGACACTCTTCCGGGAGACGCTCCCAAGCTTTCTAACTCGGGATAAACCATATGAAATCTACGACTCCGACAACTACCTCGTCTTGGACTTTGAGACTACAAATCTCGACAAAGGCTCCGCTATCCAAAGAGGAAATCGACTTCTTCTCGCCACTTGGGCGGGATGTTCTGTTTCCGACTCGGGGCGTGGAACAGTTCTACACCACTGGGGAGACGAGTTCTCCCAGAAAGAGCTTGTGGAAGCTTGCTATGCTGCCGACTTCCTTGTGGCGCAAAATGCTAAATTTGAGCTTCAATGGCTCAGTAGAATGGGGGTCGAGACGCATAGGCTCGTCGTGTATGATACGATGCTCGGAGAATATGTCCGACTCGGAAATCGGAGAGGCCCAAAGGACCTTGACAGCCTTTGTGAACGGTATGGAGTCCCAACTAAAAACTCTCTCGTCAAGCATCTTATCGGAGGAGGAGTATGCCCCTCAGAAATCCCCGAAGGATGGCTCGAAGAGTACGGCATCGGAGACACCCGCAATACCCATGAAGTGTTCCTGCGCCAAAGGGAAGAGCTTCGTAGTCTCAGACTTCTGCCGGTCTTGTTTACAAGATGTCTTGCCACAACTGTCCTAGCTGATATTGAAATGCAAGGGGTCCATGCGGGCCCGGAGGAAGTGTATGCAGAGTACAAGGCTACGCAGGATCTATACACAGCCGCTCAGAGACGGGTGGAGGAACTCACAGGTGGAATCAATCTCAATAGCCCTAAACAGGTTGGAGAATTCCTTTACGACCGACTTGGATTCGCAGAGCTACGCGACCGACGCTCAGGCGAGGCTGATCGGACGGATGCGGGAAACCGTCGAACAGATGAAGATGCAATCGCTGCACTTACAGCGACTACTCCAGAGCAACGGGCTGTACAAGATGCGTTCCTTGCAGCGAAGCCCCTTTTCAAACGGCTCGACGCCCTAGAGAAACTCAAAGGGTGCGTAGACGAGGACAAAGGAATCCTATATGGGAACATTAACCAAGCAATTACACAGACTCATCGCACGTCGTCGTCGGGAAAGAAGTGGAAGCTTCAGTTTCAGAATTTTGACCGAGATCTTAAGCCGTTGTTTTCCTCTCGACATTCTGGCTGGCTCGTCGGCGAAGCGGATGGTTCGGGATTGGAGTTCCGGGGAGCAGGGCACCTTGGTCGGGATACGAAGATCATTTCTGACATTAGAGAAGGAGTTGACCCACACCTATTTTCTGCGAGCGTCATATTCCGCACGCCAGAGAGCCGGGTTTCCAAGCCACAAAGAACCGCCGCTAAAGCCCACACCTTCAAACCCCTCTTCGGAGGAATGAGTGGAACACCTGACGAAGTACGGTACTATAAGGCCTTTCGTGGGAAGTATCATGAACTCTTCGACTGTCAGACTCGTTGGACTCATGAGGTACTACAGACCGGGAAACTTGTTACGGAGTGGGGCCTCATCTTCTATTGGCCTGACACTACAGTCTCCAGAAGTGGGTACGTATCGAATACAACTAGTATCTTCAACTACCCTATCCAGTCCTTCTGCACAGCAGAAATTATACCAATATCATTGGTTTACTTCTGGCATAGGGCCAAGCGGCTACGACTTAATCTGTTTCTGGTCAACACCGTCCACGATTCAATCATCGTGGAATTGCCGCCTGAAGAGTCCGATATTTTTAGGGAGCTAAGTGAGCAGGCGTTTACTGGGGATGTGTACGATTACTTGTGGAGGAACTACCGGATCAAAATGACTATCCCTCTAGGCTGTGAAACAAAGGTAGGAACACATTGGGGAGTTGGAAGTGAGCGAAAGTATAACCGAGAACCTAGCTATCCAGAAGAAACGGGAGCACAATCGACGGACTCAGGCGCGCTGGCGAGAGAGTCAGCGGCTGCTTGGTCGTAAGCCCCTCATTCTCTGGGTTACTGAAGATGAGGAAGGGGTGCTACGTGGGCAGTTAGCCTACATCCGTGAAAAAGGTTTTGAAGAAGATTGAACTTTTTCCAGTTTGAGTTGTCTAAGCATAAGTGAAAAAGAATAAAAAGACCATTGCGCTAGTAGAGTGGAATGACGCGTGGGCAAATGGCGGGTGGATGAAGTCGATTGACCACACCCCGATGGTGTGCGTCTCTCTAGGTGAGATCCTTAATCAAGATAAGGCGGGCCTGACTCTGACATCCAGTAGGGATGAGAACGGGACTCCGGGTAACGTCCAGTTCATTCCGCATGGTATGATTAAAAAAATAAAAAAGGTATCAATTTAAGACATGTCTATTCGTGGTGTTGTCTCTAAGGTTTCGTCTAACCAGTTCAATGGTAAGACCCTCTGGTCCCTGCGTCTTCAGGGTGATAATAATTACTACAATACCGGTGAACGGGTTCCGCCCGTCACGGAAGGAGCCTCGATTGAGTTCGACACGAAGCTCTCCCCATCTGGTAAGCACTCCGTCCTCATTGAGTCCATTCGCCCGTGGGAGAATGGGAACATCATGCAGGCAGTACCCGCGAACACTGTTCGCAAGTCGGCCGATCCCAAAGAGTCTTATTGGGCAGATAAGGAGCTACGCGATAAGCGTAACGACCTCCTTCGGGAACTCGGAGCCACACGGAACACAGCTATTGCGTTCATTAAGCTACTTACGGACACGGGATCCCTCAAGCTCCCGGCTGCTGAGGCTAAGCGTGAAGCGGTCCTTTGGGAAGCCCTCGACCACTACACCAAGAAGCTGATGGGTGTTGAGGAGGAGGCTGCTGCTGAGTCTGTGAGCAAGCCGTCTGCTCAGGAGGAAACTGAGTGGAAGTAACCCCGATGGCCCTAATTGCTGCTTCTGAGGAGCCTATCCTCCACCCCCGTATCCTGAGTACCGCAGTCTATTCCAACGACTACTTCAATGTCTTCGTTGGTCTGGGCCGGGATCGGGATACCCTCCCCCACTACCTGTGCATCAATGTTAATACTGATGTAGTTGAGTTTGAGGCTGAGAGCTACTTCGTAGCCCGAAGCTGGGCGGATCACTTCGAGACCCAGATGAAGGAACTCGACCGTATCCAGAACCCCAAGCCCATCACGGTAACTGAGGAACAGGCTGATGGAGTTGTCCAGCTAGACGCCTTCCGAAAACCCGACAAGTTGAACTAAAACGCAAAAGGGCCCTTCGGGGCCCTCTTTGCTAATAACCTTAACATGTAAAGGTTTTATGAAAGTACTAGTCTGTGGAGGCAGAGATTTCACGGATGCACGAGCAGTCCATGAAACCCTATATCCCTATAAGGACAAGATAGGGATTCTCATTGAGGGAGGAGCAGATGGGGCGGACTCTCTGGCAGCAGAGTGGGCTTTTCGCTGGGGTATCCATACCTGTACTGTCCCCGCTCTCTGGCATCTATATGGGAAACGAGCTGGGCCTATTCGGAATAAGGCTATGCTAAAACTAGCCCCGGATTTAGTCTTCGCTTTTCCCGGAGGGAGCGGTACAGCTAATATGGTAAAACTAGCAAAAGAAAATGGAGTAAAGGTAATTGACTGTGCCACAGGGCAAGACCCTATTGATTGATGGAGACATTCTCCAATACCGATGTGCCTTTGCAGCAGAGCACACGTACTACCTAGTTGATGGTAAGGAATACTCCTCAGCTAAGGAGTACAAGGATGCTGGCGCTACCGGAACCGTTTGGTCACGAAAGGAAATTAAACCAGTTGAATTCGCATTTCAGGCAGTACAGACAACGCTTAGGTCGTTTGGGTCTCTTTTCAATCCCGCTGATATACGTATCTATCTTAGTAGTGATCGTACTTTTCGCGAGGATGTGGCCAAAACACTAAAGTACAAGGGGAATCGGGATGGAGTCGCCAAGCCAAAGCACCACAAAGATGTTAGGGAATTCCTACTTTCCCAAGGTGCTATCGTCCGTGATGGACTTGAAGCTGATGACTGCCTTGCTACTGATCTTACAAGTATGGGGGATAGTGCTATCCTTCTTAGTATTGATAAGGACCTCGACCAAGTAGAAGGGCAGCATTACAACTGGGTAACGGACGAGTTCTACACGATCAACAAGAAAGGAGGAGCACAAAATCTCTTCATCCAAATCCTCTCCGGAGACTCCACAGACAACGTCCCCGGTCTTCCCGGATGGGGAAAAATCAAAGCAGACCGACTGGTCTCGGCTGCAAAGTCTCCACACGAACTCTATGAATCTGTATTGGACGCCTACCATAAAGCAGGCAAAGATATGGACTACTTCATGGAACAGGCGAACCTAGTCTACATTCTACGGTCTGAGGGGGATAGCTTTGCCAAAGCGTACCCGTACGGTTAAAAAGATTCCAGCCCTCCGGTCTAAACTGGAGCTACGAACAAAGGAACAACTTGACAAACATGGCATCACATACGATTACGAAGGATACACGATCCCCTTTCGGACGGCTGTGCGAGGCGGCATCTGCGAAGACTGTGCCGGACGGAGTGTACACCAGCAGCGACGCTACTTGCCGGATTTCACCATCAGGCCAAGTGGAATTGTGGTCGAGGTTAAAGGATACCTCCCTTCCCCCCAACGAACTAAAATTCTGGGAATACGAAAGTGGAACCCAGACCTTGATTTTAGGATGGTCTTCGGGTCCGACAATAAGATTTGCAAGGGGTCCAAAACCCGTTATAGCGACTGGGCCAGAGAGAACGGGATCCCCTACTGCATCCGAACTATCCCAGACGAGTGGATCGAAGACTTCCGCAAAGGACATCCAGATCGGGGGGACGCACTACAAGAACTTTAAGCTCCAGCCTGCTGAGTTTATTCACATGAATAACATTGGGTTTCTTGAAGGTAATGTAATCAAGTACGTCTGTCGCCACTCGGCGAAGAACGGAGTTGCGGACCTGCTCAAGGCCCGGCATTATATTGACCTTCTGTTGGAGCTTGAGTATGGAGGAAATACGGCTGCGCCCCCAGCAGTGCATGAAGTGTCAAAACTCCCTGCCTACCGTGAAACGGATAGTACAAAACCAGAGAAGCGTGTGGCAGAAATATCCGATGGTCCGTTGCACAGCGTGCGAAGCGCCGGCATTGGTGACTATTGAACGTCCTACTGCTGGACATCGAGACTAGGCCCACACTAGCTTATGTGTGGAAACTATTTGACGAGAACATTTCAGTAGACCAGATTGTGGAGCCCACTGCCATGATCTGTTGGGCTGGTAAGTGGTACGGCAAGAAGGGGATTACCTTCATGTCAGAGTGGAAAGACGGTAAGGAGAATATGGTTGCAGGACTCCACGCGATGCTATCTGAAGCTGATGCCGTCATCACTTATAACGGGGATAGGTTCGATCTACCCAAGATCACAGGTGAGTTCGTTGTACTTGGGCTTGGACCCGTCCCTCCTATTCCCTCCATCGACCTATTCAAGACGGTCAAGAAGCTCGGATATGCAAGTGGAAAACTTGCTTTCGTGGCTCCTCTACTCGGTATCGGAGACAAGGTAAAGCATGAAGGATTCCGACTCTGGAAGCAGGTACTAGACGGTGACGAGAAAGCACGGGCTAAAATGGAGAGGTACAATAAGCAGGACACGATCCTACTTGCTAAACTGTATAGTACTCTGCGTCCTTACATCAAGACTCACCCCTACCTCGGTACGGGGGAGAAACAGGACTGCCCAGCATGTGGAGGCTCCAATCTTCAGCACCGCGGACAGAGGCGTACCAAGGCATTCTTTATTGAGCGGCTGGCTTGTACCGACTGTGGAGCTTGGAGTGATGGGGGTCGTAGGAAGTGCATCCCCCCGGTGAATAAGGTGAAGAAGTAATGTCTGATAATAACAATAATAAGGTAAGCGCTATGATCGAATTCGTGGAATACGTCAAGGAACTGAGCAATGACAATAAGCGACTCGACGAGCTGCTCAAGGCAGCCATGCGCGAAGCCGGTCATACGGAAGTAGTACTAGAGGACGGGAGCGTCGAAAAGCTCTAAAACCTTACAGTTACCCAAAGGGTAACCTTTACATGTAAAGGTTTTCGTTTATCGGAAGCGTAGCTTCCTGTAGGAAATAAAAAAGCCCCGACTCTCCGAAAGGAGGGCCGGGGCTTTCTGCGTTTCTGGGGTTTTAGTTTTTAGGCTACGCCCTTAACCTTCTCATAGCTACGGGCACCAATGTGGATACCGAGCAGACCAGTGAGCATCAGGTAGAGGTTACTGTCCAGAGGGGGAAGCTTGACAGGAACATCATGCCCAGTCCACAGAGTGTACACGTAGGAGGCGGTAGGGACTACAACCCACTGCACAGCTACGCCAATCGTACCTACGTACATCAGGAGAGGGCGGGCATTGGCCTTAAAGCCGGAGCCCTTAGCATCCTCTAGGTTGATGTCTGTCTGGGCCTTCTCCGAGGCGGCCTGAAGATCAAGCTCCTTGAACTCACCGGCCTGTTGAGCCTTGAATAGCTCAAGCTGGGCAGCAGCTTTCTGCTGGGGGTCTGGGATGAAATTAAGCAGCTTCGTGATGATGGGGGCTGCTACGTCTAGAATACTCATATCTCTAATCCTGTAAGGTCTCTAATTCGGGCTTGCTCTCTAAGGAAGGGCTCAGCGTGTCCGTGCCAGTCAGGCTCTCCAGATTGATGAAGGAACTGGTGGACCATTTCGTGGAGGAGGGTGGCTCGTAGTTCCTCAATGGGTTTGTTCCAGTGTCCAGAGATATACATTGAGGCTTTCTGTGACGAATCAGTGACGCCATAGTAGCCATAGTATTTCTTAGCGCGAGTGAGCATAATTGGTACATACTCTAGTTTCCCGCCGAACACCAGTTCATTATATTCATTCCAGATTTGTTTGAGGGTTTGAAGCTTTCTGAGAGTCCGCAACACTTCTAATTACCTCACACATTTCCTTGCCTCTATTCCCTACCTGCTTGTACCAGAGGGTGGTCTCTAGGTCATCAGCCGCAGCGTGGAACAGCCCAGCATCAATGAAACTCAGGAAGACATTAAACTTCCTGAGCTTCTCGATCCCTAGGTTAAACGTAAGCTCCACCAGAATATCCTTGATGACGGGATCCGCAGAACCATAACATGTTAAGGTTTCGGCATCCTTAGTAGCCAGCCGAATGCGGTTATCCAAGATAAAGTTAATCTCGTCATCGTACAACCCCACGTCCGTGAGGTTGAAACCTACCCCAATAGTTACCTTCCCCACGGTATCAACGTAGGGCTTATTCTTCCAGCCTTCGTGGTGAATTAGACTGTCTCTGAGAGCCATATTATTTCTTCCGCTGATCTTCCGCCACAAGAGCGCTATCGTAGGCCCCGACCCCAAGCTGATGGGCAGTGCTGAAGGCCTGAGTCCTACGAGCAGAATATCCTGCCCACTGGCTAAGCTCTTCTGGATCGGTAAGCGCGTCATAGATCTTTGTTGCCATAGCTCTCTGCCTACGAGCAATGCCGACGTTCATGAGCTTACCCCCACGGGACAGCGGACCCTCAACTACCTGTACGCCAGCCTGAATATCTCGACTACCAGCAAGAGATCTAAGATCTCCTGCATAAAGGGTAGAGCCCCTATCAAGATTTTCAGCAGCACTCTTGATAAGCTTGAGATTTTCTACGTAACCCTTCCCCATTACGGCAGTAATCTCGTTACCATGATTGGCAAGCATCTTGTCAAGTTCCTGAGAGTTCATCCGCCCATCTGTAATAATACTACGTCGGATCTGCTCTCCTACGCCTGCCTGTAAAGACTTCCACCCCGAAGGGGTATACTTATCTAGGATTCCTTTAAGGCCATACAGATCTTCTGCTTGAATAGCTTTAGGGCTAGAAGAGTGTTCAAACACCCCCCGGACCACCCCCTCCAGAGAGAAGTTATCCAGTTTCTGAAGTTTGCCTCCCATTGCCGACTTCCAAGCAGTAACCGCTTCAGCAGCTTTCTTCTGGGACGAAAGAGCTAGAGAGGCAAAGCCCCCCGCCTTATTCAGCAGATTCCTCTGGTCTCCAGTAAAGAGCTGCCCAATTACATCCTTATAATTATCCATGTACTGCCTGTGCAGTTCGGGGTCTATGTTTACCCCATCCTTCATAACTTCCTTTCGGTAATTAGCAAAAGCCACCTGCCGAAGCTCGTTCATAAGCTCAGGACTATCCTTAGCGAGACTAATAAGAGACTGCATAGCAGGCCCGTTCTTATCTGTAGTAATAGCCTTTACAATGTCAGCATTCTCCATTGCGGGGGTATTATAGATGTCTTTTCTAAGCATCTTCCCCACAAACCCATTGCGGAAACGAGTTCCGTAATCGGCCATAGTTCTTTCAGCAAGGTGGATCTGGTCTAGGGCCTCTGTCATACCAGAGTGCTCTAAATAGCCGTCCCGCATCTCAGTGAGCTTCTTGATTAGCTCCCATCGTTCTTTCTTGTCTAGTCCGATGTCATTCAGATTGATGCCTGACTTCTTATCGGCCATACGGAGCCGCTTGATGGCGTCCTGAAGGTAAGAAAGGTTAACGGTCTCGGGCCCTTCGGGAATTAAAGGTTTCCCTGACTCGTCTACAATAGAGCCAGCAGGAGACTTTTGCCCCTTGACTCCAAGACGATTGAGGGGAACCGCCTGTTCTGGGATAATGCCGTTATCAGCAAGGCGCTGCATCTTATCTCGGAAGGCAATTAGCTCAGGAGTGAATTCGACAGAGTGGGGGCTTACATCCTCTACTTCTCCGATCATACTTTTGAACTTACCATACTCAGTGGTAACGTCTTCCCACGACTTATCCCCGAGAGCCTCCGTAGCATCCCGCATCTTGCCGCCAGAGAGCCCTTCAGAAGGAGATCCCTCAGGAATTGTTCTGGTGATATTAGCTGCCCTACTAGCATCTGAAGCAGCCTTCTGAACAGGGACTCCTACATTATCAGCATACGCCGCATCTAGGCCCGCCTGAGCCTGCCTTCCTGCCTGTTGGGCAAAGCCCGGAGCCCCCGTAATACCGGCCTTCTCAAAAGGCTTCTGTATAGACTTAAGATATACGTTGAGTATCTCATTACTGTGCATTGCCTGAATAGCCATAGCTTTTCTAGTAGTCGGGTCTTTGGCAGCATCGGCAGCAGCGGAAGAGGCCTCGGTTCCAAGTCCTTCCATAAACTGGTCTGCTCGGGGATTATACTTAAAGTCTTCCCAGTTATCGTAGCCAAAGGACTTAGCATTATCCTGACGGTACTTGATTACGTCTGGGTTGTTGTTAATCTCAGTCAGGGTGTTCTGGTACTTAAGCTGCGCATTCTTCATCGCCTGCACAGAAGCATCGTTGAAAGGGATCTTCCAACCATTAAACCAGCCCTTAACAATACGATAGGTACCCATAGCAGCTATGGGTCCAGCCTCTAAGGCAGCACCTACACCCAAGTTTTTAGCATGGTCAGCCCAAGTTAGGGGGGCTTCTGGAACTCCCAGATTTCTTGCAAGAGTATTCCTAGCGTCTTCCAGTCCAGCAAAGCCCACACCACCCGCTCCTGCGGCAGCTCCAAACTGCCCAAGCATAGGGGCTCCGCCCGTTAAGGCAGCAGTTCCTGCAGAAATACCCAGCAATGCCGCGTTCTGAATAGCAGAAGGTGCATCCTGAGCCGTAGGGCCATACGAGTCCACTGGCGTCCAGTTTCCCGTGCGAGGATGAAGGAACTCTACAGAGCCATTGCTATACGGAGAAAGCCGCATAAAAGAAGAAGGGTCTTTTCCCTGATACCCAAACTTCTGTGCTACAAAAGGAGCATAGTAATTCATACGAGCAGAAGGGTCTGTAGCTACGCCCGCTCGAAACCGAATGCCCGCAGGCAGTCCGGCATCAGAGTTAACATCTACCCCGCCCTTGGCGGCAGCGGTAATGTCCGGGCGGTAGTCTACGACCTCGGGCTCCTCGGTATCGAACATGCTGCCCGTCCTCGATAAGCCCATAATAGGCTTATAAGGAACGGGGACAGTGTTACCCGTAGGAGAGTTTCCAGCAGATGCCTTACTTTCCAACTCGTGGAGTCGGCGGAGGCTCTCTAGTTCTTCTTTAGGGTCCATTATTACTTGTTGTACCTTTTACGGAGATCCTGAAGTTCTGCCCACTCTTCGTCAGTAAGAGTAGAGGGCTTTTCTGTAGCAGCAGCCGGAGAGGGTTTGGAACTATACCTAGTCTTGTAGTCATTGTATATGCCAGTGACAAGCCCCTTAGCCGTGGGATCAAGGATATTCCTATAAGCAATGTCTGTCATCAGATGATTCTTCTGACGGACCTCGTCTAGGATAGAACTGGCCGTCTCTTTATTTGTAATCCCGGCTCCCACTTCTTCAGCAGCCCGTTTGATGTCCTTTTCAGACAAGTTACCACCAGATCCACCGAAGGCCTTAACTGTCGCATACGTCATGACTAAGTTGGTATAGTCTGCCTGATTGATGCCGGTCTTGGTTACGATACTACGCCAAGCACTGGGAAGCTCTTTGGCTACCCACGCCTTTCCAGAATCGTCAAGAGAAGCATTGCCCGAGATCCCCAAAACCTGAGAAATAGAGCCAAGAGCATTATCTAGGGTTTTAACCAGAGTCCCTGCTCCACCAGTCTTAGTATTAGGATCTTTAAGCTGTCCCTGCAGACGGTCCACCATTTCATTGACCATCGAAGTCTGCTTGAGGGTATCCCTGAACTTAATGGCCTCATCGCCTCTCTGGGCCGTAGTCATGTCCATATTGCGATTATTATTGTCAGTGAAGGACTTGTAGATGCCTCTACCAATCTCCTTCTCTCCAATATCAATACCATCCTTACGCATACGCTGGAAGTACTTCACAGTACCATCCATCTGGCGCTCTTCTCGGAAGTCCCCCGGCTTCGGGTTATCTGCCTGAGATAGTTCCATCTTAAGCTTATCCGCCTCTAGGCCTTCCTTCTTAGTCTTGTTGGCCTGTTCCTCGTCCTGTCTCCGCTGCTTATCCTCAGCAATAAGGGCCTTATCTAGCTGCTGCTTTGCTTCAAAGGCCCGAGCCAAATCTCCTTTACTCTGAAAATACTGCATAGCAGCTCGGTAAGTGTCCGAGGCCTTGCCGGGAGTACTAGAAGCAGGTCCGTCCGGTCCAGCCATTCCACCATTCTGAAGACCGAGAATCTGAGGAAGATCCGAGTCCGGGGTAGCTGCCTGATTCAGGTCTGGTAGCATAGGCTTGCCCTGACCGGGAAATCCGGAGGCAGCCTGAAGCCCCATATAGACGGGCATGTTAAACCCGAGCTCAGCAACATTGGCATTAGTGGCCTGCTGCTGCTGTCCGAGTTTGAGGGTCTCCAAGATTCTATTATAATCATTGGAGGCACGTTCCATAGGGTTAAGAAAGCCTAGGCTCTGTCCGATACTGTCTGGTGCTGCCATGTGTTTCTTATCCGAAGTTGATGTTGGGCATCATGTTAGTAAGGTTGGAGATATTGCCACTGCCCGCACTCATAGGATTGTATCCATAGAAGGGGTTACTAATCCGAGTACTGCCTCCTCCACCAGAGCCTCCAAATAAGCCTCCGATGGCTCCAAGCAGACCACCACCAGAACCTCCCCCAGCACCACCAAAGATGGAGCCAAGGATACCCTGATTACCAGCAGTCGCCGTGTTGTTCTGGGCAACCCCCGCCTGAAGCTGGGGATTGTAGGCCCTGACATTGGCGTTGGACATCTGGGAGTTGTTGTTGATGCTCATGCCGATGGTATTCAGTAGGTTACTGAAGTCAGCCTGAGAGAAGGATTGGCCGAGACCCAAGGCACCGAGAGCCCCCTGAAGGGACTGGGCATTAGTGTTAAGCCCCTGCCCGTATGCCCCCATAGCATTGCTAAAGCCCTGATTCGCTAGAGCATTGTTGCCCTGAATAGCATTCTGGTTATTAGCATACATCTGCTGGAGGGCTGCGTTGTTACCCTGAGTGTTCTGGGTATCCGCACCATAGGCTCCCTGAGCCTGCTGCATCTGCTGGCTGAAGTTCTGACCAGTCGTATTGAACGCCTGATTAAAGGCCTGATTATCCAAGCCTCCCATCTGACCGAGGACACTGGAAAGCATCCCATAGTTATTGGCATTGGACTGGTTGTTGGACTGGATACCAGCAAGGTTCATACCCTGACCAGTCTGCCCAAGCTGCTGAGCCATGCCAGCCAGATTCATCTGCTGCTGCTGGCCTAGCTGCTGACCAGCAATCTGATTCTGAAGGTGCTGCTGGCCCTGAGCCCGAGCCATAGCCTCCATCTGGTTAGCACCGCCAGTCGAGCCAAGGGCCCCACCATTGTAGAGACGCTGGGCGAGGGAGTTAGCTGCATTAGTGTTATCCCAGTTCTGAGACTGGTCCAGCATCCCGGTGTAGTTATTGCCAGCCTGAGTCGGATCAAAGGAGCCAAGCTGCCCGAGGGCGGCATTGCCCATACCGAGGAAGCCGTTGCCCTGACGGGTGGAGTAATTACCCCCACGACCGGCGATCTGTCCAAGCTGCCCACCAAGACCCCCAAGCTGGCCCATGAGGCCGCTAGTGATCGAGTTGTAGTTGGTGCCAGACGGGTCAATACCCGCGAAGGGGTTAGAATTAAAACCCTGCATCTGGGGAGACTGATCATACCCCTGCATAGAGCCCAGAGAAGCCCCCAGAGCCTGCTGGAGAAAGGGGGACATAGAGCCGGGGGAGAACTGCCCGAGAAGGCCTGAGCCGGCTCCGTAGAGTCCCTGAGCCATGTTCTGATTAGTGGGATCGGAGATAGAGCCGCTGATATTCCCGTTGTCAGACGAGACGTTATAGCCTCCGGCATTCAGTCCTGCATTCTGCCACTTAGTCTGGTTAGCATACTGAGCGGCATTGGCAGAGTTATTACTAGCCCCACGCCGCGAAATGAGGGAGGAGCCGATAGAGGCTGCTGCTCCAATTAGTGGTCCTGCTACGGGCATCTATTAGACTCCTAAAACCCAGTTAATCTTTGAGAGGATGAAGTGGTCAACTGGAACCTGCTTCCCGTTAATAAGCCAAGTTCCCTCACGATGGGAGAACTTGAAACCCGTAGCGATAGCCAGCTTTCTAGCTACCCTATTAGTGATTGGGACCTTAGTGGTAATAGCTACAGATCCCGGAACTTCCTTGAAAAGCTTCTCTGCGGAAGCCTTGGCGAGGGCTACAGTCCTCGGACCCCGCCCCTCTGGGAGGAACTGGGTGTGGACCTCGTAGACTCCCGGAGCTACCTTATGAAAGAAGAATCCCCCAAAGTCTCCATCCCGATGAATGAAACAGTCTGGAGACTCAAGGAGAGAGCTAAGATCCAAGCTATTCGGATACAGCTCTCCGCACACATACGGATAGATGGAAGGATGGTTGACAATAGAGTTGAACCATCCCGCATCTTTAGAGGTCTCTAGGTTACTTACTACCATATCCGGAGAGACGAAGAACAACGTCTACAACAAACGTGAGGATAACTCCCAGCGTGAGGATGACCGCCCAAGCACCTTTGGTACGGTTCATCACTCGTGCCACTTCCTGCTGGGCCTTAGTATTGGCCTCGACAGCAGCAGTCAGACGGTCGATCTTCTCGTCCGTAACAGCCTGTGCAATCTCTAGGGCTCTGACGCGGTCTTCCACCACCAGTTACTTCCCAGCAGCCTTTTCCGCAGCAGCCTTGATAGCTTCTACGTCAGGGAGAGACGGATCCGGACCGGGGACATAAGGATCACTCTTGGGCTGGGCTACCGGAGGATCCTTAGGCAGGTTCTTGCCCTTATTCCAGAAGTAGACGCAGGCACCAGCAATGGCGAGAGCAAAGAGAAAATAGAGAACTTTCATGTAGTTTCCTTTTAAGGGACAGATGCGGCTGTAGTGCCTGAAGCTGTAAATCCAAATCCAAGACTATTCCACGTCCATGTAGCTGAGCCTGCTGAATAGTTATAAGTACTAGCGGCAGCAGTAGTGAAAGTGAGACCGTGGGCTGTAAATGAGGTCACATAAGACTGAGTGGGGTCTGAGGAGAATCCACTTACGCTAACTTGGCAGAATGTTCCCGGTGCAAATCCGATACTGTCATACCAAGCAGAAATAGTTTTACCATCAGATAAAGTGCCACCACCGGAAATACTTCCGCCCGAAGGGCCGGGGCCTCCGCGGTAATCGAAGTTTACCCCGTCTGTAAACTCGATTTGAGTGATTGTCCATGAGCCTGTAGGTTTATTAACAACAGACTTTCCCATTGCTGCAATAATGCCCATATTAAGTCACGTTTCCTGAAACAACCCAGACAGTAGAACTATCAAACCAGATAAGAGCCGTACCACGAGAAGCTAGAGCAATAGACGCTTGGTTAGCATTAGTCCCCGCCTTATACTGAGTACCTGCTGCTGCTGTAATATTGATAGAGGCGGCGGTATTGTTAAAAATACTCACAGCATCACCAGCAGAGAAGGTAGAGTTCGGAACTGCCAAATTGCCCGAGGCCGAGATACACTTGCCATTGTCCGTGGTAGCAATAGTCGTCGTAGTCGTACTGCGTGGAATATTGATAAACCCAACCTTAACCGTGCCATCTGCCGTGCAGTTGGTTAGATTACCAGAGGTAGGAGTACCAAGAACTGGCGTAGTAAAGGAGGGGGAAGTTCCAAATGAAGTGAGGGAGGACCCAGTAACACCAGACGCCAAAGTAGTGCCGGTAATAGCAGAAGCGGCCACAGACCCAGCAGAACCGGTGGTATTCTGGTTCAGAGTGGGGAAGGTGCAGTTAGCCAAGTTACCTGAAGCAGGAGTACCGAGAGCAATGCTCGTTCCAAAGGACGTAAGACTGGACGCCGTTACGTTGGAAGCAAGCGTAGTACCAGTGATACCCGAAGCCGCCACGTTGGTAGCCGTATTAGCATTGCCCGTAGTGCTCTGATTGAGGGTCGGGAACGTGCAGTTGGCAAGGTTGCCAGACACCGGGGTCCCCAGCGCCGGGGTAACCAGAGCGGGAGAAGTCTGAAGAACTACGTTACCAGAGCCCGTAGAGGCGTTGGTGCCCGTACCACCAGAGGTAACTCCTAGAACCGTCGTGAAGGAAACAGCACCAGTAACACCCAGCGTACTGTTAATCGTAACGCCAGCATTGAAAGTGCTAGTACCAGCAAAGGTAGTAGCAAGAGTGAACGCATTAGTACTGTCAAGATACGCCGTGTTTGCATACTGGTTAGCCTTAAGGAGCTTACTGG